ATTATCCCAACTCTCTGATTTAAATTGCTTAACAAAATAATCAAGTGTGTGTTCTTTTAAATCTAATAACATTAACTTTCTACTTGTTGATTCCCAATTAGTTATAAGTTCTTGTATTCCAAAACCTGAATTATTCGCCATCTTTATTTACTTTATTTAAATATTGATTATCATCAAATTCATTTCTAATAGTCGGCCAAAATTCAACTCTTAATTGTTCAGTTAAGGCTGTTTCTGCTCTAACTACTTCAATACCATCAATTGTATAATAACCGTTTTCATTTTCAGTACCACCTGTATAATTTTTCTTAAAGTATTCATCAAATTTATCATAGTTAAACTTTGATAGAATAATTTTTTTAAGTGGTCTATTTGCTTTTCTATAAAAACCAGCACATTCTAAAACCATATCAACTGCTAAACAACCAGTTGCTTTGTAATCACTCGTATTAAAATATCTACTTTTTTTGTTAATCATATCTTATCTTTTATTTTTTTTATTTTCCTAATTCTATTTGTTTTTAATTGTAAACATCTAAAACATATAGAGGCATTTACTCTATTATATTTTTCATATTTTGGAAATCCACAATTAATACAACTATTCATTATTGTTTCTTTTCTTTTTTATTTTCTGGAACACCACCTGCTGTATTTTGTTTATCTCTAATATTACCAGTAAAAGGTTCAAAATCAATATTTGTTAGTTTTTTAATAGTTTCTTGTGTCATTTCATATCCAGCATAAGTCATATTATAGATAAATTCGGATATTTTAATGTTTTGCTCATTTGTAAACTTCTGTAAATACATATCTTCTTCATCTGTGCTCCAAGTAAATAATAAATCTTCTGGTACATTTATACCATTTTTCCTCATTAATGGTAATAATTTTTCATTAACTATGTTCATAATAAAGTCACCATCTTTAACTCTTACATCTTCAAATGCGTGATCTTGTGGTGATTTATCAGTAAATTCATCTGCTTGACCAGAACCTAATTTACCAGGTGTAGAATCAAGAGCATCAGCGTGTCCTAATATAATTTTACTTATTTGCTTTTGTAATCTATGTTCTAAATCAGAGTAAGCACCAAATCCTTGTCCAGCATGAGCATTATGTAAAATCAATTCATCATCAGTATTAGTAATAATCCAACCTTTAGCACCCATATTTTCCATAGCTTGTTGTAAAGTCAATCTTTCTTCTTCATCTTTTTTATCAGATTTTAATTGACGAAGTGGCATACCAAATAACTCATTATATTGTGCATTATAAGTTAAATTATTCTTAGCAAAAATAGCAAGTGGTGTTAAAACATAAAATAAACCATAACCACAATTAGATACACCGTGTTCATTAGGTGTAGAAATCCAAATATGAAAATCTGAATAAGGTTCTTCTGTAAAATTAACACCTGCTGGATCATATGGAACAGGAGCAACATTTAATCTATCAGGACTAACATTACCTCTTCTAATTAAATTAACATTAATAAAGTTATTATTCACTATATCACCCATAGAAATTAAAGAATATCCATAAAAAATAGAATCTAATGAGTAACTAATAAATCTATCAAACCAATCTTTATTATCAAAATAATTTGTCCATTCTTCATTTATACTACCATCTTCATTATGAAATTCAAACTTTCTTAAAAGAGTTAAACTTTTTCTTCTTTCAACACAAGCACAAATATGTGGATCTAAAGCAGTATCTAAATACATTTGTTGTTGTAAGTATCTAAAAGGTAAAATAGGCCTTTCAGCTTCTGTAATAGATGTTCTCCAATTAGATATATCTTGTTTAAGACGAGGTATAATAATTGGAGCTAATGTATTAGCAATATTCTTTTCTGGATCAGCTGAACCACCCATCGTTCTATTAAAAGTATTACCTGTTCTTAAACCTCTACCCATTAAGTCATTAGTCGGAACATAAAAGATATTTCTTATGCTCTTTAATGTATTATTAATTCCATTTGTAAATATATTAGCCATATTTTTATTATTTATTTATTTTTACCATATTGAAGGATTATATGTGTCGCCACCCCATCTAACCATCGTACCTTGTTTAGGTTGTTTAACTAAAGCATCTAAATTATAATCACCAGAACCAACATCAACCATTTCTTGTATTGATAAATTATATGCTGCTGTTCTATTTTCTGGAACATTTTTAGGTGCAATAGTTTTATGTAAGTGATATATTACTAAATCAATTGTCCAATTTAATATTTGTTGGCAACGATTATCATCAGCAGTCCAATAAAAACTATTATTAGTAGTTGTACCAGAAGGAACAGAATAAGTAATACCAGTAGTGCTCCAATACTCATAACCTCTATTATTATATGTATCATCTGGAAATACATTCGGTAATGGTATATTTTGAACCTGTAAATACTGATTTATATCTGTATCTGTTTGATTTTGTGTAGAAACAACACAACTCCAAGTAAAACCTTTCCAATAAACTATATCACCAACATTATATTTATTCAAATAATCAAATAATGGAGCTGGATAAGTAACATAAAATATCTCATATTGACTACCTAAATAAGTCCAATTAGGTGCAAATGAAAAAGTACCAGTACTTGAAGCAGTTGCACAAAAATAACAATCTCCATTTAAATTAACACAATCACCTAATACATAAGTATTTTGTGTAGAAAAGTCATTATAATCTAAAATAACTCTATCGTGTGCTGAATAAGTTGTAAAATAATTCCATTTACCAGTATTAGTAAATTCATAATTCAAATCCCATCTTTGAGTTAAATAGTATCTAATCTTTTCTTGAGCTAATTTTTCAGCTTTAATAAGTTTATTTTGGTCATTTTGTACCAATTGCTGTAATTGAACATCTTGAATAGAAATGCCATAATCCTGATTTGTTAAATATCTAATCATTTGAATTTATTTATTGTTTTTGTTGTCTTAAACTGATTAACAATTCTTGTCTTATCAAAAGATAAATTACTTGTAGATATATTCTTGAATAAATTTACATTAGAATTAGTTCTTAATGGAACTGGTTCCCAAAAATTATAAGCATCTGACCAAGTAATTTGTGATATATCAACAGTACCAGTAGTATTTACAATATAATCAAATGGAACATCCCAAGTATCAAAAGTAAGTTGCTGTCTGTTTAATTGATAATCCATGTGGTTATATATAAAAAAAATTATACCACCTATACTAAATAAAAAAACCCACCGGGCGGTGGGTTAAAAATTGTCTTTTTTAGAATAGAATATGAATTATATATTCAGAAATTATTCCTTTGTTTAATATTTTTTAATATTTTTTTACCAACTATATTTATTTTTATTATCACCCATAATTGGCTTAAATGCTTTACCACCATTTTTCCATTTAGAAAATATATTAGCAAACACTTGACAAAGTATATAAGTAGCAGAATCAGAGCAGTGTCCATACTTCTCATATGTTTTACCATTATCTTTATTCTTTACAATTTCTTTTTTAATAGTGCCATCATAATCAGCTTTTAAATATAAAAAATCATTTATTGTATTTTTACATTTTTCATTTATACAAAATTCTATACCATTATAATTGTTAGCAAATATCTCATTTGTAAATTGTCCTCTTGCTATAACCGAAGGATTTGCAGTAGGAACCATCATTTCCCATTTAAACATTTCTAACTCTTTCTGAACTATTGAATAATTATTAAATCCTTTCTCGTGAGCAGAATCATTTTTCTTACCAGTTGCATCACCTATAATATAAACTAATAAATAATGGTCTTTATATTTTCTTCTAAATCCTCTTAAAGCAACTATTATTGAACTTTCTTTTTCATCATTTATACAAATTTCATCAATTTGATATAACTTTTTACCTTCTATTTGAAATAAAACAATAGCAGAATATGGATAAACATTAAAGTCAATACCTAAATAAATAGGTTTATCTCTATCATATGTAAAATTACCAACATTTTTTTTAACATTAAACGATTTATAAAACCTATCTGATACAGTTTTTTGAGCCCATAAACCTAATGTATTTACAGTATAAGACCATTCATCTGTTTCGGTTTCTAATTTTAACTTATATTGGTCCGGCAAAAACTTATTCTCTTTATATGTAGTATGAAAACTGGTAATGTTATAATAAACAGAACGATTATCCACCTGTCCTTCTATTCTTTTTGAAAAAGACATTTCATTTGTCTCATTATATCTAAAAAAATTATAAAACCAATGCTCTGTTAAAGTTCCTTCTAATATAGGATTTATACAGTGCAATATTTGTATAAAATCAGCTTGTGGAGTTCTAACCGATAAATCAATTGTGTTGAAATCCTCTAATGTATCACAACACTCTTCCTCAAAAAATACAAATGTAATTTCTCGTAAAGATTTTAAAGCTTCTGGTTTATCTAAACCTCTAAATATCATATTATTACCATTATGCTTACAAGTAATCTTAAATGGCGAAACCTTAAATTCAAATAAATTGGTCAATCCCCAAGTATCAATAACATCTCTTATTGTTTGATAAACCGAATCTTGTATATTTCCATATACCTTTCTAATACCTACACCACGAAAAAACTTATGTGTAAGCATCCTTAAAACAATTATTTGCGCAGCAGCAACAGATTTACCAGAACCACGACTTCCTATAAAATTTAAATACCTATCTTTATTAGTCAAATACGGAATATATGCTGGTAGCATCAATTCCGAAAGAGGCGGTAATTTTATAACCTTTTCCTTAGCCATAAAATTTTATTTTTTTATTTTTCCGAATTATTATCATCTTCATCATCTTCTTCCTTATTAGAAGGAGTTTCACTACCAAATATAATTTTAATAGGAGCTGTTTCAATATTAGCATTTATATTAGTTTCATCTACATAACCTCTATGTTTAGCTTTATTTCTTAAATAAAATAAAATAGATTTCTCTGAACCATTTTTAATATTACGATATAAAGAATTCTCAACAAAATCTAAAGTTATTTCTTGAATATCTTCTACTTGTTTTTTAAATTCTTCATCGTTAGTATACCAGTAATAATATGTTTTTCTATTAAGACCAACTTCCTTACAAGCATTTGTAACTATACCTAAATTATTTTCTAATGAAATAAGAAAATTCTTTTTTAGAATATCAGCTTCTTTTTTATTAATTCTTAATTTTTTTTCTTTCATATTTAATTATTTGTTTTTAACTAGTTGAACCAAAAGTTCCACTAATGTATATATTCTTTTATATACACTACCATAAGTTATGAATAGAAGTGACTCATTATATGAGTATATACCTCTTTTGTTTGCTCTATATCATTTAAAGCATCGTGAGCATCCGTAAACTCAACACCTAAATGACGAAGAACAACATCCTTTAATTTTTTAGATTTCTCTAATTCAGCAATCATTTCATATACATCAATCAAAGGTATATGTGGTAATTCTATTCCACACCTCAACATTTCAATATACAATACAGGCCAATCATATTTACGAATATTATAACCAACTAAACAATTAGCAGATTCAATCATTTTATTTAACTTTGGTGCTACTTCACAAAAATGCGGCTTATCAACCACCATATCATCAGTTATTTTATGCACAAATGATGCCTCACTAGGAATACTAATACCAGGATTTATTATTATATTCCATTTCTTATCATTAAATATAATACCTATTTGACAAATCTTGGCCTTAGTAATATCTAAACCAGTAGTTTCTAAATCTAAAAATAAATAATTATTCATTTTCCATCTTTTTTTGTTTTTTAGGCTTTGTTACTCTTTGATAATAATCAGCCATATATTTCTTCCAACTTTCCTTTTGACGATATTTCGCCCAATATTCCTTAAAGTATTTATCATAATAACATTTTCCTTGTCTAAAATTCTCTTTTTGATAATTATTATTGTTATATCCACCTAATCCTTTCCTCTTATTATACAAATTATAACCTAATGATTTGTAATATTCTATCCAATAATTCTCTTTACTCCAATCATTTGTTCTTTCAATCAATTCAATTTTAGAAGCTTTAACTATATTCTTCGGTATATAAGTATAACCACAAGATTTTCTTTTCTCTAAAGTATTTTTAGTAATACCAACATATATAACAGTATTATTATAAATTAGTTTATAAATGTTTTTTTCAACTTTTTTAGTTTTCGTTTTCATATTCCTTTCTTTTTTTATTATTATTTATTTAATAAAAAAACTCATTTTTTACACAACCTCTAAAATTTCTAAAATTTACAATATATCATAAAATATTTTTTTATTTTTTTTAACAACCTCTAAAATTTCTAAAATTTCCAATAACCTTTCCTAAAGTAAAAATATAATAAAAATAAATACTATTAAAAAATAAAAGATATGTTCCAGGAATTACTCAATCAAAGACAA